TTATGTTTGCTCTCGTGAAATTGTGCCGACGATCTTGTACATCTGTAGTATATCTTTTTTCTTAACCTCGTAATCTGGATAGTAAGAATTAAGAGCAACGAGATTGTAGGTTCCGCTTTTATCAGTTAAGAGTGCTCTACGGATGAACCAATCAGAGCCGGTGAAAAACAGGTATATTTGCCCAGGCATGACGTTAGTAGCTTCTTGTAAGAAGATGGTATCGCCAAACATGTATCTCGGCTCAGCGTCATATCTTAGATAGTGGATACCTACACACCCAGAGAAGTAAGGCACGGATACATACTCGATGACAGGGTAATTACCAGCGTTGAGGCTGGCAGTAGAATTAGCCGAGATATTCAGTACTGGTTGTTGCTCTGTTTTTATGCCTATTCCGAAGATGTCTTTACCGAGTATCTGTGTTATCTCTATAAGATATCCGCGCTTAAACATCTTAACGTTTAGCCTTGCTGATAGAGCCTGCGGGGTTATCCCCCACTCTTCTGCAAGCCAAGCAAGGTTAATATGATTATCTTGCAGGGCTTTTCTTACTTCGTTTCCTTCCATAACTTCATTATTTATTGTTATAGATACGGTTTTCTTTGCCGTTGTGATGTTATTTATTACGTTGTGGGTGTTTGTGTGTCTGCTACTATTTTAAGCGATTATACGCCATTTATAGCCTTTTCATGCATCCAAGCACCTCGAAGACACGTGTAATCATCTTGATTGGTACTTCCTGCTCGTCAAATTCTGCCGTATTGATAGGTATGAATCGCAGTGTACCTTCTGACTTGCCTTGTCGTATAATTTTAACGGTGCGTAGGTGGTTAGCCGTCACGACAGCGTATATCTCTCCCATGCTTAGGTAGTCCTGCCAGCCTACGACTTCTTTAATAGCGATTATATCGCCATGTGATATTTTTGGTTGCATAGAGTTTCCTGTGATATTGCACCACACCACCCCATCTTGATTGTATGGTGCGAAGTCAATGTTATACTCTGGTACGATAGTTTGGTCGTTGAGAACTAAATCAAAACCTCCAATAAAGTCTACATTGTAATAGGGTCGTCCGCTTGTGTGCGACACTCTTGGTCTATCCTCGTGTGCTACATTTATCTGTGTGATGCTATTTATATCGTCTGCTTGTATGTTCAGCATATCGCCTTCTCCATCAAGCAACCAATTAAGATTAAAGATATCATCATAGGCATGATTGAAGCGCTTAATAAAATTATCCGTTAATATTTTCGGATCACCCTTAAATGCGCCAGATACATTTGGGCGTGTCGCACCCATTTGTACTGCTAAGTCCTTCTGGGTATGAACTTTCCCATTGCTACGTAAGAACTCAAAAGCTTCTTTAAGTCTATCATTTCTGTTCATAATAATAACTTTAATTCTTAATAAGAGTTAAATAGAAGAACTTTTATTATTATTTTTCTTGCAATAATAATTTTTGTTCTTATCTTTGCACTGTAATTCTGAAACAAAGATACAAATAAACTTTGAAATAAACAAAAATAAACAATACCTCAAACGGGGTAAATAAAAAAAAAGACTTGAATATGAAAGCAATTAAAGTTACAGCAAAGTTAGCAAAAACAAGAATGGTGCAAGATTTTATCCTTGCAGATTTTGTTAAAGGTCTTATCAATAACAAGAGTGATGTAGATATGTACATCCAACTTATAATGAAAAAGTTAGGAGTTGATAACAATAAGGCTTGTGAAATATTCAGAAATGCTATCAGGTAAACTAATATGCCCCGATAAGGGGCATACTTTAAAAGACTTCTTATGAAAGCAACAAAATTACAGTACAGCACACGAGAGATAAATCGAGACTTTAAGATTAAAGTTTACGGATATACGGAGGAAGGCAAGAAGGTTGATAAACTGGTAGGAGTTTCAGGGCTCATCCTTCTGATAGGAACAGAGCATGCAAACAAGCAGATTGAAAGAGCTTACAAGTCAGGTCAAGATAAATGCGTATGCAAATTAAGAAGGGGGTTGAAGGTAACTTATTACGCACACTAATTAACCACTATACAGGGTGTTCAGTTAAAGGCTGGCTACTTGGTTCAACTCCGAGACACCCACAGCGCAGAGAGTACAGATTTTCGGGGAAACCCTTTGAGCCATCTCTCAAAAATAAAAATGACTGAAAGCGGGTGGTTTAGAATTGTACCACAACAATCGGGCGAGGTGAGCCTTAATCACCAAGGCAAAAGAGTATGAGGCTCGATGGTGGTTCGAATCCACCTTTGCCACGAAGGCTACGCATAATGTAGCGGTTCCCCTGCCTGATGGGGCTGTAAATTGCAGGATTGAAATAATATCCAAGTATAGCGATGAAGCAGAGGCCAACCGTAGAAGCAAGCAGCCCTATAAGGGTCGAGGCAAGCAGCGGGGAAGAAAGTAACAAGGAGCTAAGTAACAAAATAGGCTGGCGTCGTTGAACTCGACAGCATAGTGCGAAGAATAGTAACACAAACAGACCGTAGTAGGTCAGCCAGTCACAAGTATTATTAATTAAATTCAAAATAGTTATGGAAGAAAAGAAAAAGACTACTGATGTAGCAGAGTTACAGAAAGAGAATGAAGAGTTACAGAAGAAGGTTGACGATCTTACTAATCAGTTAAAAGGTCAGGAGTACTTGACGGAGGCTTACAAAAAAGCTGCTAATGATTATAAAGATTACTGGATGAAGAATGTTAATAAGATTAAGAAGATGAAGGAGGATGTAGACGACATTAAGAAGTTAACAAACAAATTGATTGAGCGATGGTAGAAGAGAATAAACCGGTTATGCCTACCTTAAAGAGAATGAAGGTAGGAGATACGGAAATATGGCCGATAGAGCGTCTGGATGTGGTAAGAGTTACCACAGGGCGTATTTCTGCGATAAAGCGACGTGAAGGATGGAAATTTCAGATGAAGACTTTGGGGCTGGTGGTAGAAGTCACCAGAATATCCTAAAGCTGTACTATCTGAAGCAGAACACCGTCTGATACTGGAGTACTGCAAAGGCTATTCTGATAAGGAAGTAGCCGATAAGTTGTGCAAAAGCTATTGGACGGTGAAGACGCAAAAGAAAACAATCTACAGGAAACTTGGTATATCGAAAGATACCGAGCTGTTATGGTGGATGGTTTGTGCGAGGTTAAAGATAAACTTTGACCTCAAGGAGATACGAAAGCATGGTATCGAGATACTCTTTAGTTTGCTTTTCGTCGTTCTGCAAGTAACGAACAACGGAGGAGATTTACGAAGATGTAGGATGTCGAGACGTGCGAGAACTGAAATAAGGTCAAGAAATGGGAAACTACATGATTACGGATAGTGAAAAGCTCTTGACCATAATGCGAGTAATGAATAGTAAAACATTTGGATTGAGGTTCAGCGAGAAGATAGTAGGAGGTCGTGCCAGACTGGAAAGGCTAATCACTGCTGGAAAGATTAGAGCCGAGAAGGGCAACGGAGAAGCCCAGAACGGCAAATGGTTGGTAAACGCTGCCGATGTCCTACGATATGCAAGAGCAAAATGAAAACAAGGAAGATAAATAAAAACAAGGTCGTTAGTTGGCTTGACGAGCAGAGCGAACTCTATACCAAAATCATGGAAGAGCCAGTAACGAGAGGTACGGTGCTATTAGTTAATCTGATAGCTATCTGTATTATCATTGCTGCGATAGCTGCTGGAGGTGCGTTAATCATTTCTGCAGGGGCTACGCTTTGTGCAGGCTATCTGGTAAGGAGATTAAACAGGAGAAACGAATAGCTTTCACTTTTGTGAGAGTCTTTTTTTAGTTTATTTTGAAGTATTGGAAGGTGCAGCAGGGTGCGGGCAAGTGATTGTCTGGGCGGTTCGATACCGCCGTACCTACGATTTTTAATTAATTAAGCGTATGGATAAATTAAATTTTAGAACCTTACATGCAGACGAGATAGAGTGTAGGGTCGGAGCAGTTACGGATGGCAAAGGGTGCAGCCTTCTAATGTACAAGAATGCGAGAGTAGATATGACGCTACTTGATGAGGTTGTCGGACCGGAAAAATGGAAGCGCAGCCATGAATTGATTAACGGCAGTCTATTCTGTACGGTAGCCGTGCTATCTGATAATGGCGAGTGGGTGACAAAACAAGACGTAGGAACCGAAAGCTATACAGAGAAAGAGAAGGGGCAAGCGTCTGATGCTTTTAAGCGTGCTTGTGTTAACTGGGGTATTGGTCGTGAACTTTACACGTGTCCATTTGTCTGGATTAACCTAAAGGAAGACGAATGGAAGTCTGGGTATAATGGAAAGCGACAGCCAAAACCGAGATTTGTCGTGTCGACTATAGAATATGATGACCAGCGTAGAGTATCTTTTATCGAAATCAAGGATGATAAAGGAGAGGTACGTTATACTTGGGGTAAATCGAGCGAGTTGGATGATGTGCGTGCAGAGGCTATCGACAGAGTAAAGAGAGCTACGACACGGAAGGAGCTGGAGGATACTTACAATCTCTATCCGGGTCTAAGGAAAGACCCGGTATTTATTGATGCGTGCACGAAGCAGTCAAAGAAAATTGAAAAAGCAGCGTAACTATGGAAAAGAATATATTACATAAAGACTTTCGTAGAGACTTTATCGAGCTATTGTTAGATGCAGGCTTTAATGATGAAGAAGCAAATAAATTAGTTTCAAGCAAGTACAAGGAGAAACTAAAGATAGAAGTTGTTAAACGCCTTAAAGAAGTAACATCTTTGATCGAGAAAGAGGAATATGACAAGGTTAAAGAATGCTTAGCTTTTTCACCATCTGGAGATGGATATGGATGCAACAATAACTATATAGATTTTTCATATCTTTTCCCTGCAGATGATGAATACGGGAACAGATATATTAATGACTTAGGCGATGTTATTAACGAATTATCAGAGTGAAGTAAGATGAAAAAAAAGATAGAATTAAAGAAAAGCCCTGTCATCTTTGATGAAGGTGCACATACGTACACTTTGAATGGTGTACGATTGAGTGGTGTTACGGCAATTGTCAAGTGGATGTTCCCAGACACCTATAAGGACATCCCGCAGTCTGTATTAGAGAAGGCAGCCGAGCATGGTTCACTTATTCACAAGAAGTGCGAGCAATACGATAATTGCGGTTTTGGAGATGATTTGCCAGAGGTTAAGGAGTATGTAAGGCTAAAGAAAGAAAACGGGCTTACAACGGCTGAAAACGAGTATCTCGTAGATGATGGAAAGAATATAGCTTCGAGTATTGATGTTGTCTTCGATGAGGACGAGAAAGGCTGCTATCCGCTGGCTGACATCAAGACTACGAGCAAGATACACAAAAACAATGTATCGTTGCAGTTGTCTATTTACGCTTATCTGTTCGAAAAGTGTAACAAGGGCAAGAAGGCTGGACGATTGTTTGTTGTCTGGCTGCCAAAAGAACAATACGGAAAGGCGGAACTGATGGAACTTAACCGTATCAGTGCAACTGATTGTAAGAAGATAGTTAAGGCATACCTCGCAAAGGAAGATTCAACACCATACAGAGAGAAGTATTTCGGAGCTAAAGAGACTTCTACAGAATTAGAGCCTATCGAGGAGGCTTTACCAGCTACGCTGAAGGATGCCGAGGACGAGATAATTAAAATCGAAACCCAGCTAAAGCAGATGGAAGAGAGAAAGAAAGAGCTGAAAGAAGGCTTATACAATCTCATGGAAGAGCACAACGTAAAGAAGTGGCAAAGCGAACGAATACAGATAGTTCGTAAGCTGGATAGCACACGTGAGAGTATAGATACGGCAAAGGTAAAGAAGATGTACCCGGATGTATACAAAGAGTGCTTGAAAGTGTCAAAAGTCAAAGGAAGTATAACGATTAACGTATTATGATATGGCACGGAGTAAGAATTCAGTTAGCCTTATAGGCGTAGTTGGAAAGGATGCCGAACTACGGCAGACGCAACAAGGTGTACATTATGCACAGATTTCACTTGCAACGTCTACTGGTGGTTACAAAAAGAAAGATGGTACGGATGTACCAGAGGTAACACAATGGCACCGTATTGTAGCGTGGAATAACCTTGCAGACTTTGCGGGTAATTACGTAAAGAAGGGAATGAAGATAGCCGTAGATGGAATGATTACCTACAAAACGTATAAGAACCAGCAAGGGGTTGATGTGTATACGACGGATATTGTCGCAGATAGTATGGTATTAATGACTATACCACAGGGGCAACAGCAGAATGTAGGAGCAGCCCCAGCACAGAATGTAGACCCGCAATGGCAAGGGGTTGTGCAGCCTTATGGAGGTTATACGCAACCTCAACAGGCTACAGTTCCACAGCAGCCTGTACAGCAGAAACCAGCTAACAACCAACAGGGAGGCTATACACAACCAAATACGGGTGCACTGTTCCCACCCGCCCCCGAAGATGATTTACCATTTTAATGAAAGTTGTAAAAGTTGAGAAGCGAGATGGTCGGGTTTCGTTAGATACGGATCTCGACTATCTTTTTTCAACGTTAAAAAATGGTAGCTACTCACTGATATTGAAGCGTGTTAGTGAGAAAAGAACGATAAATCAAAACGATTTAATGTGGATGTGGTTTAAGTGTATTGAGAATAGTACTGGAACGGATAAGAATGACATCTACATGTATTACTGCAAGAAGTTCTTGTGTAAAGTCATCCGAGTTGGAGAAAAGGTAGAGAAGGTGTACGAGACATCATCTATGCTTAATACTACACAGATGACAGAGTTTTTGAACAAGATACAGGCGGATGCAGCAAGTGAACTTGGTATAATGCTACCTATACCAGATGATAGGTACTTTGAGGCTTTTTATCAGCAATATAATGTCTAAATTAAAACAAGTGAAATGGACTTTAAGAAAATTCAATTAACAAAGCAGAATACGCTTAATGTGGTGTATTCTAATCGTGATGGAGATACCATTACGATGGTAGGTGCTAACATTGTGCACAAGGACTTCAAGGAGGCGATTAAAACCCTCGTTCCCCATCTGGCTATGTTGACAGAACAGAGAGAGGCGTATAATAACACTCTGGAAGAACTGGAGGAGCAAAGAAGCTGGGAGGAAAAGAGTATCTTTACTCGAATGTCTGTTGGTTCTGTAACGTTTAGTGGCGATGAGGTCATTGTAACTGGTACTCGTGTACTGGACCGAGGAGACGTAATGAACCTAAATGCACCGAAAATATCCACAGTAGACGATGAAAATTATAGGTATCTGTCAGAGTTATCTTTAGCTATCGACAATGTGAGGTATGAAGCTGAGCAGTACGTTAATGAGCGTAAATGGGGCTTGAAACAAGGCGAATTAAATTTCGATGAAGCAGGCGATCCGTTTGCAGGTGTTGAGACTGGAGAAGTACCACAGGTATCTATTGAGGTGCACGCTACAGGAAAGAAGAAAGGAAGGAAAAAGAAAACAGAAGTAGCTTAAAGATTTATGATGCGTCTAAATATAATGACGTTTACCTTAACTCCTAACTGCTACAAGGTCGTTTTTAATTACCAGCCTTTATTGGTGGCATGTGTGAAAAGAATACCGTCAGCTCGCTATAGGGCTGACGGTAAATTTTGGGAAGTCTCGCCTACTGATGAGAACTATTTAAGGCTAATGGCAGACTGGGCTGTACAACGCCATCTATGCAATAGTGTCCAGTGGTTGAAAGATGAGGAGCCAGTAGAGAGCTACGAGATACCAGAGATGCCGAAGCTGGAAGTAGAGCATAATATGACGCTTGAACCATACGAATACCAGAAGGAAGGTATAGCATACGCACTGGAGAAGAAAAGGTGCATAATGGGAGACGAGCCGGGACTTGGAAAGACGGCACAGGCTATTGGTACGATGACAGCGAGCGGGGCATGGCCAGCACTGGTAATATGTCCAGCGTCACTGAAAGTAAACTGGCAGAGAGAGTTTAAGAAGTTCGGAGGTGTGCAAGCTGTAATACTAAGCGACGCCAATAGAAATACATGGCAGCTATTTTGGCAGTCACGCAATAACGCAGGAGAACCTTTAGCAAAGGTATTCATTACGAACTATGAGAGTTTAAAGAAGTACTTTGTTAAGAGAGTAAAGAGCCAGCAACGATTTACGCTAAAGAGTGTTGAATTTGACGAGAGGATAAATCTATTTAAGTCTGTCATCATTGACGAAAGCCATAAATGCAAATCAAGCAAGACACAGCAAAGTAAATTCGTGCAGGGTATTGCTAAGGGTAAAGAGTTTGTACTGGAGTTGACAGGTACACCTGTAGTGAACAATAATACCGACCTTATACAGCAGCTTAATATTATGGAGCGTCTGGAGGACTTCGGAGGATATACGAAGTTCAAAGAAAGATATTGCGCAGGCGAGAATCAATCAAGCCACCTAAAGGAACTTAACTACTATTTGAATAAGTTTTGTTTTTTCAGAAGGCAAAAGAAAGACGTTTTGAAATGGCTACCAGACAAGACACGTTCGTATCTGTTAGTTGATATTGAGAATAGGAAGGAGTACAACGAGGCAAAACGAGATGTTATCCAGTATCTAAGAGAGTTCAAGAAGGCAGATGATGATAAGATACAGAGAGCTATTCGAGGGGCTGTAATGGTAAAGATGGGTATATTAAAGCAGATATCATCAAAAGGAAAGATTAAGGCAGCTATTGACATCATCCATAACACTATAGACGGAGGCGAAAAACTGATTGTGTTCTGCTTTCTAAAGCAGGTTGTACAGGAACTTAAAGAGGAGTTCCCAAAGGCTGTTACGGTTACGGGTGATGATGATGACAGAGCAAAGCAACGAAGTGTTGATGCTTTCCAACAGGACTCAGATACGAAACTGATTATCTTAAACTATCGAAGCGGTGGTACAGGCTTAACGCTTACAGCAGCCTCTAATGTGTTGTTTATCGAGTTCCCTTGGACTTATTCAGATTGTTGTCAAGCGGAGGACAGAGCGCACAGAAACGGGCAAAAGAATGCTGTTACCTGTACATACTTGTTGGGAAAGGAGACGATAGACGAGTATATGTATCAACTCATACAGACGAAGAAGGATATAGCCAACGGAGTAACTGGTACGATTGATAATGTAGAAGAAAAGAAGGTTAACACGCAGCAGATGTTGTTAGATGCCGCCTTCGATATGTTCAGGGGAGAATACTAATTATGAAACCGTTAACAGAAAGTCAGATACAAAAGCAGTGTGTAGAGTGGTTCAGGAAGACTTATCCGAGTATCGAACCATTGTTTTTTGCTGTTCCTAATGGAGGAGCAAGAAACGCATGGACTGCAAAGATAATGAAAGACGAGGGCGTAAGGTCTGGTGTAGCCGATCTTATACTTCAAGTTCCTATGGGTGGTTATGCTTCGCTATGTATTGAGATGAAGACGCCTGTAGGTAAGCAGTCACAGAGCCAGAGAGAATACGAGAAACTTGCAAAGCGTATGAAAAACAAATACGTAGTGTGCCATTCGTTGGAGGAGTTCCAAAAGGCTATCAAGGAATATATCGAGGCATGAGTTACGAGGAGCGTATAGAATGGTTCTGGGGGCGTGTTCAGGCGTTGAGGCTGGATAGCTACCAGATAGCTCTTTGGTTCGGTATATTGAGATACTTTAAGATAGTAGGTTTCCCGACCCGTTGCGAGGTTCAAAATGAAATGTTGTGTACTTTATTAGGAATGAATATTAAAACGATAATAACGGCACGCAAACGTCTTATTGAGAACAATATAATAGCCTATGAGGCTGGGAATGGACGGAGGCAGCCATCTTATATAATAGACATGGAACTTTACGAAGCTATGCACCCGACGAAGAAGGAGGCTGAAAAGCCTGTAAAGGAAAAGCCTAAACCGAAAATTAAGAAAGTGCAGAAGCAGGTTGAGGCTAACCTACTATTCAAGGAGGAGAAAAGAAAAAAATCAAAACCGATTAAGAAAATAGAGCCTACGACACCGACGCTGGAAGAGGTGCTAAAGATATGTACCGATAAGGGTATGAGTGAAGAGGAGGCAAAGAACTTTTATTATTACTATGACGCCCAGGGCTGGGTAACCACTGGAGGGCAAAAAATAAAGCGTATCGATAGCATGGTTAATAGATGGCTAACGAACGGAAACGGAAAAGGCAAAGAGTATGGTAGAAACAGTGACACAAATACTGCAAAGAGAGAGGCACGAAATAAAGAAGTCATCGACGAAGTCATGTCTCACTATAAGTAAGAGCAAAGAGGAGGCACGAGAGCTACTGGAGAAGTATAACCCTTCTTTTCAGTCGAGATGTTATTCTTATCCAGAAAGGTGCGTTAATGGTAAAGCCCCAACGCTTGCAGAAGTAAGCAGAGATTATGGCGAGCAGGTATCTATTGACTGGTTAATTATAGAGCTGAACGACTACCAGAACTTTGTCGGAGTAAAGGAAGAAAACAAAGCGACGTTAGGAGTAGTTCGAGAGATGTCTAAGATGATACTAAGTCGGTATTACTTTTTGAAGCTATCCGAGTTGATGTTATTCTTTCAGCGATTGAAATACGGAGATTACGGAGAGATGTACGGGTGCATAGATGCTGTAAGAATTATGCGAGCTTTGCGTACCTTCTTTGACGAGAGGAACCAAATCATAGAAAAGATAGAGCAAAGAGAGCGAGAGAGGAAGATGGAAGAGGACAGAAAGAATGCGGTAAGCTATGAAGAATACACCGAGATTAAAAAGAGAAAGAATAACCACAAAGTAGCTGGATAGTGATGATGTACTTTATCGCAGTCTATTATAAGATAAGAGACATAGCAACTATAAGAAAGATACAAGAACGTTTTAAGTTTCCTAAGTGTATGACGGTTAATGGCGAATGGCAGGTACTTGTAGAAGGTACGGACTGGGAGACGCTTAGAGAAACGGAAAGACGAGGATACATTGAAATACGTAACAAAGCAATAAGGAATATGAAAGCAACAAATTTATTTATCAAGCGTATCGAGGAGTACTTGAAGAAGGAAGCCGATACGGATCTGGAGTTTGCAAAGAAGATGCAAGAACAACCAGAGAAGACACCAGAAGCAGTATGTAATTATATCCTATCAGAGGTCAGTAAGAAGAAGCAAAGCGGATGGGCTGATGAAGAGATATACGGCATGGCAAAGCACTTCATAGACGAGAAGGAGTTGAAAGACCCAGGAAGCAAGGCTAACAACGTATCTCGTGTAGTAGTAGATACGCATGTAGAATTGAGTGAAGAGGAAAAGCAAAAAGCGATGGAGAAGGCTCAACAGAACTACGAGAAGAAACTGGAAGAGCAGGAAAAGAAAAGGCAGGAGGAGCAGAGAGAACGAGAGAAGAAAGCCAAAGAGAAAAGATTACAAGCAGCTAAAGAGAAGCAAGAGAAAGAGGCTGCGATGATGGGCGATTTATTCGGAGGGCAATACTGATGGAAGAAAAATACTGGGGGTTGTGCGAAACCTGTACACATTCGGTTGATACAGGTCCGACGATAGAGTGTGGGTTAAATCTATTGCACTGCAATGATAATTACGAACCAAACGAAAGAGACTATGAAACCAAGGACGAAGGAACAGAAGCACGTACTACAGCTCTCTAAGCAACTAAAGCCTATCAGTGAAGCTGCAAAGAAATATGCCTACGAACATTGTTTCGAGGATATAGGCTTATACAAGAAAAACGGCTGGGTGTGGTGCCAGTGTTGCGGACACAGTTCGAGATTATCAAGCTCGTTGTTAGGGGTCGTTCTTGGTTGCGAGAACGGCTATGAGTGCCCGGAGTGTGGAAAGAAACTAAAGTTAGTTTATTACAGGTCAACCGAAGCAAAAGGAAATACGGTAAGACACTTTACCTTGTTTCAGGCATATAAGGGTTATCAAGTGGCAAGGACATTTGAAGTAAGCAGGTGCAACTATAAGAATGGCAGCACGATGTATGATGTTATGGAATTATGGCAGAGTTGGATAAGCGAAGAAGGAAAAGAAACCATAGTCGGTAGAGATTATACAAGAAGTATGTATCACTTCAGTTGGACTAATAGCGAGATGAACATCAAGAACCACAACGCAAGTGCTACAGGTTATGTGGCTTATGAAGACATATTCGATATAACTGGTAACTATATGTATGCTCGTGGTTCGGTTACAAAGCTATTGAAAAGAAATGGCTGGACGATGGATATACTAAAAGAGAAAGAAATAGAGGTTATTCCGTTGATGAAGGCGTTAATAAGGATGGACGATCCGTTTATCGAAGAGTTGGTAAAGCATAAGCAATATGGCATATTAGGCTTTTGGCAGCACGCTGGAGGACACTTGAAAGACCGCACGAGGTGGCAGCATGCTGTACGAATATGCGAGAGAAATAACTATATAGTAGATGATGGTAGTATGTATGTAGATTATATAGAACTACTACGATACTTTAATATTGATACACATAATGCGAAGTATGTTTGCCCTGTCGACTTAAAGGCAGCACATGATAAGCTGCTGGAGAAGAAGAATAAGATAGAGGCAGAGAAAGAGATAGAACGTCAAGCAAAGGAAATCGAAAAGCAAGATAAGCTATACAAGGAGAGGATGAAAAACTTTGCTGGTCTATCTTTCGGAGATAAGGATATAAGAATAGAGCCTTTACATAGCGTGAGGGAGTTTGTGGAGGAAGGTAAGGCGATGCACCATTGCGTATTTGCTATGGGTTACTATGACGAAGAGAGACATCCGGACAGCCTTATATTGTCAGCAAAAGACAAGAAAGGAAAGAGATTAGAGACTATCGAAGTAAATACCAAATCATGGAAGGTTATACAGTCGAGAGCGGTATGTAATGGCAGAACGGCTCAACACGACGCTATCGTTAACATGGTTATAAAGTATATGCCTTTACTAAGGAAAACGGCTTGTACGGCAAAATAGCATAAAATAAGATGAAAAATATAGAATTATTTAACGACCATTTCCAGAACTTCAAGGTGTATGGATTGCCAAAAGCACAGATGATAATAGCCGACCCACCTTATAATTTGGGTAAAAATGCCTATGCGAGCAACCCTGCTTGGTATGAAGGAGGAGATAATAAGAACGGAGAAAGCGCACTTGCAGGTAAGGAGTTTTTCGATACTGATAAGGACTTTCGCCCAGCAGAGTTTATGCACTTCTGTTCACAGATGTTACGGAAAGAGCCAAAGGAGAGAAACCAAGCACCTTGTATGCTGTTGTTTTGCGAGTTCGAACAGCAGTTTAAGTACATAGAGCTTGGAAAGAAGTACGGTTTTAATAACTATATTAATCTGGTCTTTCGTAAGAAATTCTCAGCGCAGGTTCTGAAAGCTAATATGAAGGTCGTTGGCAACTGCGAATATGGTTTGATACTATATCGTGATAAGTTGCCGAAATTCAGGAATGAAGGGCAGATGATATTTAACTGCTTTGACTGGGTACAAGATTCCACAACGCCAAAGGTACATCCGACACAGAAGCCAGTACCACTGCTTGAGAGGCTTATAGAGATATTCACAGATAAGGGGGATGTAGTTATCGATCCGTGTGCTGGTTCTGGTTCCACCCTATTGGCAGCAGCTAATACTGGAAGACGAGGTTATGGCTTTGAAATAAAAAAAGAGTTCTATAAGCTGGCAACGAATAGAGTTCTAAGATATAAACAACCATTATTATTTTAACTTATAAAACAAAAAACGTATGAAAACAATGTATGTAGTTGAGTATGCTTGTGATGGCAAGCAATTTGGAAAGTATGAGACAAAAGAAGAAGCTCAAAAGGCGGTTCTCGCTAATGTTGAAGAAGCCCCAGAGATGAAGAGGTCTATCTTTGACTTTACGCTGAAGGAGCAGGAAACGTCATGGAAAGATATAAAGACTTTCGATGATGCATGTACAGCTTTGGGTGGTTGTAACAATGCACTTGTTGAGGGTTATTACGATGCGCTAAGTATGGCAAGCGATGGTGTAGAGAGTGCTTTTATAGGACTACTTGGTGCGGATACGTTAGCCTATATAAAGTTAAGAATTATAACAGCAGCTATCAACGAAGGATGGGAACCGAAGTTTACAGAAGACGAATGGAGGTATTATCCATGGTTCTATCTATTCACAGAAGAAGAATATAGCCATTTTTCGGAAGAGAAAAAGCAGCGGTGTGTGTTGCGTGCTTGTTACAATGCGCTTGCGGGTGGAGGTCTCGTTTGTGCGAATGCGTATGACGCTTCTGCGGATTCGGTTGCGAGCGTCGGTGCCCGTCTTGCCTTCGAGAGCGAAGAAAAAGCGAAACACGCAGGCGTTTATTTTAAGGAACTATGGGCAGATTTCTGCTTTAGAGAGGCAGAGAAAAAATAATTAAATTCCTTGTTGCTTTCTGGTGGGGGTGTAGCAGTGATGTTGCACCCCCATTTTTGCGTGATAGTTTGCAAAGAGAGCTATGCGGATAAAGAGAACTCTCTTTTTATCTGTAATTACTTGATATTTATAAAGATTTTCATTATCTTTGTAACGTAAATTACTTTATATTTATAAAGATATTAATATATGGCTGAAAAGATAACGGAAACCAATATCGATTCCTTACAACAAGACGATAAGAATTTTAACAAGGGAACGAAGAAAGGTCGTAAACTGATTGATAAATCAATTAGGAAATTCGGCGCAGGACGTTCTATTTTATTAGACAAGAATAATCGTATCATTGCCGGTAATAAAACTCAGGAGCTGGCGAAAGAAGCGGGTATAAAGAAGGTTATTGTTATTGATGCCAAGCCAGATGAGCTGGTAGCAGTAAGAAGGGGCGATGTCGACTTGGATAGCGAAGAAGGAAGGGAGATGGCACTGGCAGATAATGCTACTGGTGCAGCCAATCTGGACTGGGACGATGAGGCTTTATCGAGAGCACAGGAAGAGATAGGTCTACAGGTTGAGGATTGGGGGCTTTCTATTGGTCCGAAAATAGATGATACTTATAGTAGGAAGATAGAGGCACCAGTGTACGAGCCTTCAGGGGTCTCTCCTACTCTATCGGATTGCTATGACAGCACGAAGACAAAGGAGTTAATCGAGGAGATAAAGAAAGCGGATCTACCAGACGAAGTGCGAGAGTTCCTAACGTATGCAGCTTATAGGCACACAGAGTTTAATTACGGAATGATTGCCGACTACTATTGCAATGCGCCTAAGGAGGTACAGGGGTTATTCGAGAATTCAGCATTAGTAATTATCGATTTCAAGAAGGCTATCGAAAAGGGCTTTGTAAGGATGACAGATGAGTTATTGAATGAATATGCGAAGGAGTATGAAGAAGGTTAACTTTAAAAAGGATTTCGTCGTATTCATTCTGACACATGGAAGAGTGGATAACCAGTATACCTATCGTTCTCTATGCGAGCAGGGGTATACTGGTCGTTGTGTATTTGTACTCGACAACGAAGATGGACAAGTAGACGAGTACAAAAGAAGATACGGAGCGGATAACTGCTATGTATTCGATAAACAGGAGTGGGCGAAAAAGAGTGATGAAGTAGTGAGGGGTGATCGCCGTGCCATCCTTTATGCTCGAAATGCATGTTTTAAGATTGCAGAAGAACTTGGTTATAGATACTTTATGGAGCTCGATGATGATTACATAGATTTCAGATGGAGATTTGGAAGTGATTGCCAGTATTTGCCAAAAACGCCAAAGATAAAAAACCTTGATGTAGTATTTGAATCAATGCTGCGGTATTACATAAACACACCATTAACGAGCCTAACGATGGCACAAGGTGGTGACTTTATAGGGGGAAGTAGTAATCAAATGTTAAAGCAAATAAGTATGAAGAGAAAAGCAATGAATACATTTATTTGCTCTACGGATAGACCATTTGAATTTAAGGGAAGATTTAACGACGATGTGAATACTTACACGAGATTAGGTAGTCGTGGGCTGCTCTTCTGCTGTATATCACAATGTAATATACAGCAGAAGAGCAGCCAGTCCACAGCTGGAGGAATGACCGAAGTATATAGAGATACTGGTACGTATATAAAGAGCTTTACATCTGTTGTCGTACATCCTTCAGGGGTGGTTGTAGCGATACTTAATAGCCGACACAAGAGAATACATCATAACGTAATATGGGAGCATACGGCACCGAAGATATTACAGGAAAAATGGAAAAAATGATTAACTATGATAAGAGAGTCGAAATTACAAGGATATATAGAAAGGATTAATGGCGTAAAGAGACCTATTACGGCAGATATATTCCTTACTGATTATTGCAATGAAAAATGTGCGTATTGTAGATATGCACATAAGACGGGTAAGTACATGAAATTTGAAGACTTTGCTAAGTACTCAGAACGTCTAATAGAATTGGGTGTACAATCATTTATATTGACAGGTGGAGGAGAACCGACTATAAACCCAGACTTCAAGAAGATTACTGACTATCTGGAGGGAAAAGGCATACCATACGGTATTAATACCAATATGCAGGTATTACGCAAATGTAACCCAGTATTTATGAAGATTTCCATAGATACCGGAGATAGTGAGAGATATAAGGAACTTAGAGGAGTGGACGGGCTAACAAGGGCATTAAAGAACATAGAAGAGTATTGCGACTACAGACGCAAGGAAAATATCGATACAAAGGTAGGAGTACAATGCGTGTGTATGGACAAAGAAAACGTAATATCATTCTACGAGACCATAAAGAATTTGGATGTAGATTACATTTATTTTAGACCTTACGAAGGGAAAGAGAGTAAAGTAACAGCAGAAGAAGTTAAAGGATGGCTTGGAGAAAGGATAAACGATACAAGGGTGAATATTTCATATAAGTTTAATTATCTTGAATATCGCCCTAATACATGCGTGTCTGGGTGGTCAGTACTATGCGTAAATGTAGACGGCGATGTGCCATATTGCTGTCACAGGCCAAAGGAAATAATAGGCAGTGTGCTTGATGCTGATATTTTAGAAAAGAAAGCTATGTATAGTGTTAACATGAAAACGTGTGAAACGCCATGTAGGCTTTCTGGGTCTAATTATTGGACGGAACATAGAAAAGAGGAAAGGGATGAGGTGTTTGTATGAATGAGGAATTCGAAAAAAGAAAAGGTAGGCTAACCACGGAGGAAGCACGAGAGATAGGAAAGAAAGGGGGCAAAGCCTCAGTGAAGGCAAGAAGAGAGAAAAAGAAGCTACGGCAGTTAGTTGAGGCTTTCGGAGAATTGCCAGCCCCAGAGAAGGTACGAAAGGTTATGACGGAACTTGGAGTATCGGAAAATGAAATGCGTACTAATGATATGGCTATCGTAGTAGGCTTGTTCCAGAAGGCTATTAAGGGTGATGTGTTTGCCTTCAATGCTATTAGAGATATAAGGGGCGAGAAGCCTGTAGACGAAACAAAGCTAACTGGGTCAATGGATAGCCATATCGAGATAGGTTTTATCGAAACAGATATTAACCCTGTAAGTGATGAAAGCGAGGTCGATGTATGATAATGCCGTTTAAGGTTATAGGACCGTTGTTTCGGGCGAACACAGAAAAGACTGCAAGAGTGTATATTAATCAGGGGGGCACGTCTTCTGGAAAGACATACACGATTATGCAGGTACTTCTTTATATAGCGTTGCTGGAGGCTGGTAGTATAACGACGGTAGTAGGTCAAGATTTGCCGAACTTGAAGGTAGGTGCACTTCGTGATGCAAAGACAATATTAGCTGGTTCGGACTGGCTGGCTGGTTACTTTGACATGCACGAGAGCGGACACTACTTGCAGTGTAGGAATGGTTCTGTAATTGAATTTAAGAGTTACAAGGACGAGCAGGACGCAAAGAACGGTAAGCGTGATTACCTATTCGTTAACGAGGCGAATGGTATAGGTTATGAAATATACTGGCAGTTGGCTATTCGTACACGTAAGAAGATATGGATAGACTATAACCCTTCGGAGAGGTTCTGGGCGCATAATGAAGTGAAAGGTCGTGAAGGTGTAAAGATGATTATCTCAGACCACAGAGGAAACCCATTCTTAACGAAGGAGGAGCACGAGCGCATCGAGAGTATAGAAGACAAAGAGCTATGGAAGGTATATGCACGTGGCTTGACAGGTAAGCTATCAGGGGTTATCTTTCCTAACTTTCGTATCGTTGACAGGCTGCCAGATCGTGAGAGTTGGAAGATGCAGGGTTATGGGTTGGACTTTGGTTTCACTAACGATCCAACAGCTTTGGTGCATTGTATTATTGCGCACGGTGAGTTGTGGACGGATGGAGTAATATACGAAACAGGGTTAACGAATCCTATGATAGCAGAGAAGGCAAAGGAAGCAGGGTTAACGAAGGCAGACCAGATAATCGCAGATAGTGCAGAGCCTAAGAGTATAGTCGAGCTTCGTAACGCTGGGTTGTGGGTCGTTCCGACGGTGAAAGGAGGAGATAGCATAACAGTAGGTATTGATATACTCCATCGCTACAAATGGAACGTTACACGGCGTTCATCTGGCTTGATTGAGGAACTACAAAGCTACAAATGGAAAAAGGACAGAGACGGTAAGAAAACGAATACCCCTGTTGATAAGTTTAACCACGCTATCGACGCAACGAGGTACTTTGGCTTGATGAGGCTTAATGTCAGAAGAGTTGGAGGACCAAAGGCGCACGTTATAAATCTTGATTAAGACATGAGAGAGGGAGAGAAATTCAAACACTGGATGATAATAGCTTTATTTAGTAAGGATATCGAAGGGCTGGAACTGGAGAAGTGCACACGACCGATGAAGGTAGGTAATGTGCACACGCCTTCAAGCCTTGATGATATGACGTTAGGGCAGATGGTACAGATGAGCGACTGCAAGACAGGTGCGGAACTCTTCTATAGAGTGTGCAAAGTGCTGTTAGGAATGGAAGCAAAAAAAGTAGATGATTGTTTTGCTGTAGAGGTCGTTCGTTTCGTTGGCTGGGTACTTGGTAAGGTAAAGACGATTAACGAGCTGTTCGATAAAGCAAAGAGCCAACCAAGCGATGAGGAGATAAGGGCAGGTATTAACCAGTTAAAGTTTGGTATATTCGGACTGATAGACTGGTATGCACTCCGAATGGGTATAACGGACCACGAGGAAGTAACAAAGGTGCCATGGGGGCGTGTATATAAGTGCCTTGATATGGATAAGAGGACAAACGATTATAGAAAGAAACTACAAAAGGTATACGAAGATGAGCATAGAAAGTAAGATACGAGATATAGCGAAAGAGAAGTTCCCGAACTTTAGCTATGTATTTGAAGACTGGAACGGTGCAGCGGAGCAGATAGACCGAGTTTCCCTGCCTGCTATTGTGTGCGTGCTGCCTGTAGGTGGTCATCTGCTGTTTAACCGTGGAACGGTAAAGGATAGAGAAGATTGTATGCTCGCTTTCGTCGATAAGGTTACACGTGATGCAAACGGAGAAGACAACGAGAAGGTGTATAGCGCTATGAAGGAGAGTGCAGCGAGCTTTATAACGGCTATGAATAAAAGCCGTTATTTCGAGCCTATAGATGGGAGTGTTAAGTATACTACGATACTGGAGAGTGCCAGCGCATACTTTACGGGTGTGTGTGTTGAATTGACATTGAAAGAGTTACAGGGGGCTTGCTTATGATAAAGGGTGCAGTTAGTGTTGTGCTGACGGAGGAGCTGGAAGCACTGAAGGCGAAAATCATAGCTCAGCATGTAGGAGCTGGACAGAAAGCCAGTGGAAGGACGGCAGCAAGTCTACGTATAGAAGTCACAGAGGAGGAAGGCACATTATATGGTCGTTTGCCCTTTGGTACATTGGAAACTGGTAGAAAGCCGGGCAAAGTTCCTCAGGGCTTTCAGAGTATCATCAGAGAGTGGATGACGGATAAAGGTATAAGTGCAACGCCGATACCATATAAGACGGATAGACCACATAAATACACGCCGCAAGAAAGGGGTAATCTTTCGCTTTCCTTTCTGATAGCGAGGAAGATAAAAAGAGAAGGTACAAGGCTGTTTCGTAAGGGCGGAAGAGATGATATATACTCGAATGTTATACCGGCAGCAATAGAAAGAATACAAAGCCGTATTGTAGAGCTGCTCAAATTAGAAGTGGAAAGTATTAAGCTAAACAATGTTGATGTATGAGAGAGATAACAAATAATGGGGTTACGTTGTCGTACCCCGATGAGATAGGTTTTGCGTTTAACCCTTGCTTGCTCGTAGCGTCTGGAGATGAGCTGGTAAAGATGACTATAGATATACGTGCAGGAGAAAAGAAGGAGACTATCTGGATGGAGGCGATGAAAGGTAGATGTTACGCCGATGTAAGGGAGTACGTGCAAACCTTCTTTGATACTTCAGCATTTAGCGATGTCGACTATACTCAAGAAAGGCAGACGGCTATGGGTAAAAGGGTTTCTTTCTCAGTGACGGCTACGAAGAGTGATGAGGCAAACACAACGGTAGAATATACGTTTGAAGTCTTCTATATCTGGGGAGCGCTGAAGGTAGGAGGACAAGAGGCGTATAATAGCTATCGTACCCTTACTTGGTTCCGTGGCTTTCCTTTTACGGTTGGTGTATATGCTGCAGGTGGTGGTTCTATTATGTTCAGTAAGGATGGTGTAGCGGATAAGTTTGTTAACTTGCCAGAGCAGGGGGTATGGAATATCCCACTAAAAAGAACAGAAGACGCTAAGAGGTACTACCTACTAAGCGATTGTACTGGAGCTTTTGCCGAGGTGACGTTTGATAACACCTTTGATATGACGTTTAGATATAGCAATGTAGGCACGAAGACAGAGAAGATACGTATAAATATAATTGATGATTATGACGAAGGATATTATCTGCGTTGGATAAATAGGCATGGGTTCTACTGCTACTATCTCTTTAAGCCAGGGGATGAGGCTCGGAAGGTGACGAGTGATGGTGCTTTTATGCGCAACAACCTTCTATCTTATGATATGAATTACGGATATCAAGGCTATACGGGTAGGCAGCAGAGAATGAGCAGAGAAGACACGATACCAGTGTGCGCCCCATTGGTAGATAGTGATACGTGGGATATGCTTTTCGACCTTACTACAAGTCCGTGCGTAGATTTGTTCGTAGGCTACAAGAATGACGAGCCGAAGTGGATGCCTGTAACTATTGTTTCAGGCTCTTATACGAAAGCGAAAGCAGTTCTACAGGACTTTATATGTAGTATAATGATGCCAGATGTAACTATTCAAAAGTTATAAGCTATGAATGACGAAAGATTATATATAGATGGCGAGTTAGTGGATATTGATGACACTACGAAAATCACGATGGATATTAAGAGTAATCTGTTTCGTGATGTTTCACAGATAGTATCTAATAGCACTTATACGGTCAAGTTGCCAAAGACGGTAAGAAACCAAATGATATTAAAGCATTCGGATCTTGTTCAGGCAAGAGATAACTATCCGTACTTAATGCACACAGCACGTTATTTTCGTAATGGTGTAGAGATAATCAAGAACGGAAAGTTAACGGTACTACAGGTTACTGATACGGCTATAGAGGTGTGTATCGTCTGGGGGCTATTCTCACAATTTAGTAGCCTTATAAGTAAGGGAACGGCACTAAACGACTTGAAGAGTAATGACAAGATATTATATAACTTCGCAAATGAAGTAGAAAAGTTCGAGGATGTGAAGGAAAAGCCATACTTCTATGCAGGTTATAATGTATGGAGATATGAGGACGAAGAAGATTTAACGTGGCGGACTGGCTTATCCATGGTTTCGCCAGGAGGTAGACGAGACGGAGATAAAAAGACATGGTTTGAATATAGGATGTCATTTGGTGGTCAAAGAGACCCTAACAGGAAAGGTTTACCACTCCTTCACCCTGTTGTACGTGTTCCCTTTGTGCTTTCACTCATCAAGTCACAAACGGGTGTAGATTTTCGTTTCCACGAAGAGGCGCAGGAGTATATTAAAACACTTGTGTTACCGCTTATCAATCGCAAGGCAAACGAGTTAACATCTGAAGGGGCTTTTGCTGGTACTTTTGACCCTATGAGTATGCAGCAGGGGCGGATGACACTGAATGTAACTGGAACGAGTAGCGTAATTGGAGAGCAAAGCGGAAGCAGGGTAACAGCTATTACCGTAACTACTGATGCTACATTGATATTCGATATATCTGCTGAATGGTCATTTGAGCTTGGAGGAAGGATAAAGCCTGTCGGTACTGCTAACCACTGGGGAGGCGGAGAGAATGATAGGTACAATTTCAGAAGCGGATGTGTGTTAAGAATGACGATAACGAAAGGAGAGCAGCAGGAGGTCTACGATATAGGAGAAAAGCGAGATGTTTTTTCTGTTGTAGTTCCAAAGGGTTATAGAGGTGAATGTCGGTTTAGCAATGCCGGTTATGGAAAGATAGAAGTAGTGAAAGGAAGTACCATTACGTTTGATTGGGTGGATGTTACAAACTTTCCTAACATAAAGGTATTAGAAGGAACTATCAAGGCTACGATATCTAAGGGGGAAAACGTCCCAGACGGCGGTTTCTTTCCTATTGCTTATAACCTACCAAAGATAAAGGTTATCGACTTTGTGAAGTTCCTAACCGCTATTACTGGCTCTTTCCCATTACAGATAACAGAAGATGGTATCGTTAGGCTTGCACCACTATCTAAGATATGGAAGCATAGGAATGATGCTGTAGACTGGACGAATAAGATTATAGCACCTACAAGTGAGAATAAGCCTTCAGAACTTAATTATAAAGTTGAGAACTATGGGCAGCACAACCGATATAAGTGGAAAGCTGATGATACGGTAAAAGGTCATTACGACGGCGATCTGAAAATAAACAACGAAACCCTCGAAGTCGAGAAAGTAATGTACGAATTCCCGTTTGCTGCTACTGATGGAAATTCAGTGCCTATGTACAAGGTAGAATTCGATAAAAGCACAAAGGATGGTTCTGCGTTTGGAGGTAAGAGAGGAGAAGAGAAAAAGGACGAGATAGAAAAAACAAAAGAGCCTTCTTATACGGCATGTAAAGACAGAATATTAAGGCTACGTGCAGATGGAGAAGGATTAGCGGCAGCTTACTTTGATATCAACATGCAGGATATTCTGGATGATAAGTATAAGGATGTTGCACGTACCCTACAGCAGCCAAAGGTAATTAAGGAGAAGGTGTTAATGCGAGATATAGAGCTGCTTAACTTCGACGAAACTATACCTGTGTATCTTGCGCAGTACGGTGCTTACTTTGCGGTGACAGAGATAAGGTCTTCAAGTAATGGTATTGCAGAGGTAACGATGTTACAATTAGTATTTGAATAAAAGATAAGGCTATGAGTACAGAAGAAGAGAAGATATTAAATATCAAAGTAAAGTACGAGGACGCTATATATGGCATTCTCAGATACAAAGAGAAGCTACAGGAGTTATCGGAGACGGAGAATAAGTTAAAAGATGACTTCAAGAATGGCAAGATTACTTATGATGAGTATGCCACAACCATTACTGCTATTGGTGAGCAGGTAAAGGACTATAAGGGCACCGTCAGGGAATTGTCGAAGGAAGTACAGAATAACATCAAGACAGAGAAGGAGCAGGAAGGCTCTTTGAGGTCTTTACGTGCAGAGTTAAGCAACGCTACAAAGGCGTATGACAGCCTTTCGGAGGCTGAACGTAAGGGAGCAAAGGGACAGGAGTTAAAGAAGCATATAAACGAAATTACCGATAAATTAAAGGAGGCAGAGGCGGAGACGCAAAGGTTCTATAGAAATGTTGGTAACTATGAGGAGAGTATTAAGTCGGCACTTGGTGTTAATAACAACTTCGCTAATTCTATTATGCAGATGGCTTCAAATGGAAAGGGGCTATCTGGTGTTTTTGATGGTGCGATAACAAGTGCAAAGGCTTTCGGCTCTACACTTATGAGCTTTATGTCGAACCCTGTATTCCTTGCACTGGCTGGCATTGCAGGGGCTGGAGTAGCTTTTAAATGGTTCTTTGACTATAACAAGGGCATACTGGAGAGTACGAGATTAACGAGAGAGTTCCTCGGACTTACTGGAGATAATCTGAAAGCGGTAAGAGATGAGATACAGGCAACGGCAGATACATACGGCAAGGACTACAAGGAGGTTCTGGAGGCTGTCGATGTGCTTACATCTCAATACGGCTATGATGCTGGGCAGGCGTTGAAGATAATTAATGATGGTTTCCAAGCTGGTGCAGACCTTAACGGAGATATGATTGCTAAGATTAAGCAGTACGCCCCTGCTTTTCACGATGCGGATATATCCGGAAAGGAACTTGTAGCTACTATTCAGCAGACGAGAAGCGGTATCTTTAGCGATAGCGGTATGGCACTTATACAGATGGGAAGTAAGAAGATACGTGAGATGTCTACAAAGACGGTTGAGGCTTTGGAAGGTATCGGTATCAGCTCAAAGAAGGTCGAGGCAGATTTGGTGAGCGGATCAAAATCGACCTATGATGTAATTAAGATGATAAGTACCAAGTTAAAGGAGTTCCCGCAGAACTCCCAGGAAGTGGGTGCAGTCTTAAAGGATGTCTTCGGTAAGCAGGGTGCGAATGCTGGTTTGAAGATGATAGAGCAGTTAGATACTATGAATGTCGACCTCGAGAAGCTGAAAAAGACTACTGGAGAGTATGGCAAGAAGATGAATGAACAGAAAGAGGCTAACGAGGAACTGAATAAAACGTTAGCTGCTATGTTCGATATGAGCGATAAAGGCTTTGGTAGTATGCTGGCGAATGTGAAGATACTAACTATACAGGGCATAACTAAGTTGTTGAAGGGTGTAATCAACGTTATTAACTACTTTATCGACCTGTATAATGAGAGTATGATAGTACGTGCAGGTGTACAAGCTATTGTAAGTAACTTTAAGCAGCTATGGGCAACGGTAAAGCTGGTGTTTAATCTGATTATAGATGCTGTTAAGAATGTAGGCTCGCAACTGAAAGGACTTGCCGAGATAGTAGAAGGTATTGTAACACTATCGTTTGATAAGATTAAGAAAGGTTTTAATACGATAGGCGGTGGTTTTGTTAAGAGCATTAAGGAAGGGTTCGGAGATATTAAGAGTTTTGCCAAAGAGTTTGCACAGAATGGAGTTGACACGATTAATAACGTCTTAAAGAATAGTAAGATACATCATATCGAGATACCTGCTTATGTTGTAGAAGAAGGAAGCGGTACGAGTGGTTCTGATGAAACGCCAAGAACGGGCAAAGGACTTGGAGGAAATAAGAAAAAGAAGAAAGATAAGAAGAAGAAAACAAAGAAGGAAAAGACGATATCAGCCGAGGAGATGGCAAAGAAGGAAGCCGAGGCTATAAGAAAGGCAGAAGACTTATTAAGCCAACTTATAGAGCAGACGGACGAACAGAGAAGAAAAGCTATCGAGGTGCAGTATGATAGACAGATAGAGGATGTACAGCATAGATTGAAGACAGAAAAGGGTTTGACGTTGAACGCAAAGAAAGCTCTATACGCTCAAATATCACTGCTGGAACAAGTAAAGCAAAAGAAGTTATCAGAATTTGACCAGCAAGTTAAAGATGAGGCTATAAAGAGAGAGCAGACGTATATCCAGAATATGCTGTCAGCTGTAGAGAAAGGCTCTAAGGAAGAGTATCAGCTAAAGGTAAGGAATATAAAGGCAGCCTACGAATTAGAGCTTGACGCAGCAAATAAACAGGTAATGAACGAGGAGGAAAAGAATAAGCTACTCGCATCGATTAATGAGAAGTATTATGCACAAGAACAGCAGGCTTACAAGGATTACCATAACAAGCTGCTGGAGGAACAGACAAAGGCAATAGAAGACAGATATAAGTCTCAGATATTGCAGACACAAATCGATTCTAATGGAGCAGACGAACTGGGAGTGTTGCGGTTGCAGATGGATGAGAAGCAAGCCCTACTGGAAGCAGCACAGCAGAAAGAAGGAGAGACGATAGAAGCCTTTAATCTTCGTAAGCTGCAATTAGAAGAGGACTATCAGCAGGCGAAGAAAGCTGTTAGCGATAAAGAGGTTGAAATAGAGAGAGGAAAGTATGAAGCTATTGCGGGAATGATAGGAGCTACTCAACAGGTAGCAGAGGCTTTCGGAGAGCAGAGTAAAGGAATGGCGAGAGCGTCAAAGGTTCTTGCTTTAGCGGAGATAGCGATAAACACTGGTGTAGCTCTTGCACAAGGCATAAAGCAGGCTCAAAGCGTACCTTTCCCGAGCAATATAGCTGCTATTGCAACTACAGTGACTACTATCCTTGCAAATGTAGCTTCGGCTGTTAAAACGGTTAAATCTGCAAAGTTCGCTACTGGTGGTTTAGTGACTGGTCCGGGAAGTGAAACGAGCGATAGCATACCAGCACAGCTGTCCAACGGAGAGAGTGTTATGACAGCTTCAGCTACAAGAATGTTCGCCCCTGCCCTATCGGCATTTAACCAGATAGGAGGAGGAGTACCGATAATGTCATACGCTGGAAGCGGTGCACAGATAGGCGAGGAATTTCTGGCACGAGCTGTAGCAAGAGGTATGGCAATGGCACCGAGACCAGTAGTAAGTGTTGAAGAGATAAACAATACTGCAGGAAGAGTTAAGGCGATAGAAAGAGTTGCAACGATAAAATAAATAGCTATGACACAATATGAATTACTAAAGACGGCAGAAAGTTTGCTCGTCGTTCTGATGAGTAACGATGTAGACGCTAAGGATGTTAAGTACTTGGAAATGTACCAAGAGTATATGAGGCTTAAAAAAGAAGGTCATAAAGTTGGTTATGTTGTCTACTATCTAAGTCAGCAGTATGAGTGTAGCGAGGCTACAGTGTATCGAGTTGTAAAGAGGATGACACAAAAAATAAGATAATTTCATACGTTTAGATTAATTAGTAAGGGTGTTTTGTCTGCGAAGATAGAACACCTTGTTTTTATTTGTCGCACGATATGAGAGTGAAGATAAAGACAAATAAAGAAATTCTTTATAAATATAAAGTAAATTTGTACAGAAATAAAATCTATTATGGCAGTTCTAAAGATATTCAATGACATTCAAACCGAGAATGAGAAGAATTTTTGCAAGTACTTCGGAGAAGCCGAAGGAGTATGTTTCAAGGATGTAGACGAGTTTTGTGAGGCTATTCCAAAAGGTGATAATTCTATAGATGTACGAATACATTGTGATGGTGGTTCAGTAGTTGAAGGCTGGGGCATTTACGACAGATTGAGAGCAACAGGCAAAGATATTACCTGTACAGTAGAAGGTAATGCTGCGTCTATGGCTACAGTTATCTTGATGGCAGCACCAAAGGAAAGACGAAGAGCCTATAAGAATGCTCAGATATGTGTGCACAATCCGTGGGTGCCAGCTTATGCTCTGGGTGATACTCTTACGGCAGCAGAATTGGAGAAGGCAGCTTCGGATCTGAAAGAGACACAAGAAAAGATGCTCAATTTGTATGTAGAGCGTTGCGAATGTAATAAAGAGGAGATACAGGCACTGATGGATGAAGATAAGTTTATCGGAGTTGACAGGGCTATGGAACTCGGTTTAATTGGAGAGATAATCGCCCCAGCTTCAGCCAAGAAGCAAGGGTTAGTGTTTAACAACAAAAAAGAGAATAAAATGGCAGAAAAGAATGAGAAAGTAGAGGTTAAAGCCTCTTTACTTGACCGTGCGCTGGCGAAGCTGGGTTTGAAGAACATTGAAGAGCTGGCAAAAGGTCTGGATTTGTCCACGAGTGATGGGCAGACGTTGACCGTAGAGAGAGAGGATGGCGAGCCGCAGATTGGCGACAAAGCAAGTCCTGATGGTACGTTTAAGATGCCAGACGGTAAGACTATCGTCGTGAAGGATGGTGTTATCACCGATATTCAGACATCTTCAAGTGGAGGCGATGAAGGAGGAGGCTCGGAGCTGGAGAAACGTGTCGCTGAGTTGGAAAACGAAGTGAAGGAGTTACAGGAGAAGCTGGAGAGTTCAGAAAATGCACGTAAGCAGGCAGAGGCTATGGCAAAGACGCAAGAGGATTTACGTATTCTCAACGCTGTAAAGATTGCAGGAGGAGAGAAAGCACTGGCGAATATCTCTTCAAGCTATAAGCCAGAGCCAAGAAAGCCAGAGGGCACGAACGCTTCGAAGAAAGCAGAGGGTCAGGAGGACGAATCACCTATGAGAAAGGAGATTAACGCCCGTAAAAATGGGAGTTACAAGAACAAGAAGTAAAATAATAAGGAGAAAAGAAGATGACAAAATTTTTTGAAAACATTTCGGTCAATCCGAAAGATGTTACAGACCTCAAAGAGGTTATCCCATTGAGTATTGACCAAGATGAGGATTTCCAGCGCTTTACCCACCTTATGAAGGTAAAGAATGGCGACCCAGTAGCTTTCCTCGGTGAGATGGATGATGTAGGTATCAAAGGTAGCGGTTGTGACCCTACTTATAACGAGGTTGGCATTGCTAATTCTCAGAAGCGTTGGGCACTCGGAGACTGGCAAGTACCTATCAAAATCTGTTATGAGAGCTTGCAGGGTACTATTGCAGAGTACACATTGAAGACTGGTACACCGGTTGGAGATTTGACAAGTACCGAGTTTATGACATATATCCTTCGTCCTGCTCTGGAGCGTCAGTTGAAGCGTATGATTTGGCGTTTTGGTTGGTTCGGTGATACAGCTGCTAAAGATATTGCAGGCGGTGGTACTCTTACCACTGGCACAAAGACGGAACTCTTCACCACGTGTGATGGTCTGTTTAAGCGTATCTTCACGCAGTGTACTTCTAAATCTAATCAGCTTACAGCTATTGAAGCTAACAGCAAGACAACGTTTGTCGACCAGAAGAAGGCTATCCTCGGTAAGGGTGTTGCGACTGGTATCCTTGATAATATGTTGATGGATGCAGACAGCCGTATCTCTGCTGATAGCGGTGCTGTTATCTTACTTACTAAGGGCTTGGCGGACGCACTTACTTATGATATTAAGAAGTGCTATCAGAACATCATGCCATGGGAGAAAATTTTCGACGGTGTGGATGTTGCGAAGTACAATGGTGTTACGTTGGTACGTGTATCTATCTGGGACCGCTTTATCATGGCATACGAGAATACAGGCACTATGCTTAACAAGCCTTATCGTGCTGTGTATGCTAATATCAATCAGTTGCAGGTTGGTACTGATGCCGACGGCTTGATTTCAGACCTCGATATCTGGTTCGATAAGAAGGAGCGCAGAAACTATATCTATGCTACTGGTCGTATTGGTACACAGATTCTCGAGGATGACATGTTCCACGCTGCTTATTAATGGAGGATTGAATTATGGCAGGAATTTGCGATAGTATTATCAGTAAGGGTATCGAGCAGAATTGCGAGAACCCTATCGTAAAAGGTTTGGAAGCCGATGCAGTTATCTGTAATCGTGCGGATGTTGATTTCTCTAAGAGTGTATTTGATGAGAGCTTCAAGAACATGTTGAAGACACTTATCTTGAAGAGCGGAAAGAAAGGCTATCCTGTTGTACAGCAGGGTAGCAAACCTTTCACAGGCACAAAGATTTCGTTAGCCACTGGAACGTACAGAAATACGTTCACAAACGAGATTTCTATTGCCGTGCTTGATAATGGTCCAGACGTTGCTCAGAACATCATTGACGGGCTTGCAAACGGCTCATTCGTGCTCATTACTAAGAATGTGCATAAGGGAGAAGGTGGCAAGGCAGAGTATCAAGTATATGGATATTACCAGGGCTTGCGTGCTACTGCTATAGAGAGTGATAAGTATAGCGAAGATACAGACGGTGGCTGGCTTGTGACCTTGCAGGAAACAAGTGCGCCTAAGGCTGCTTTGTTCTACTTTAATACGGACTCAAAGACTACTGAAACGCAGTTTAAGAGTTTACTAACAGAAGCTGGATAAATGGAGCTGGCCGAAGTAAATAAGACGATAGAGGAACTGAAAGGGCGCTTTGATGACCCTTTCGGATCTTCTGATAAGTCTACGATAGAATACCTTTACTACGAAGTAACAGGAAAGACTTTTGTACCCACTTCGTGCCAACAGTGTTACCATGATGGGCTTATAGAAATTTATCATTACATTAAAAAATACGGAAAGATGGCAGAAAAATCAAATTACAGATTGAGAGCTGGTGCGATTATCAATTGCCCGACATTTATGGGTGGTAAGGTATTCACGAATGATAACCTTACTGATGAGGTTGCAAAGAATTATCTGGAGCAGTTCCCAGATAATGAAGACTTGTTCCAGAAGGTTCCAGAAGACGATCCGAATGCTGGAGACGGTAAAGGCAAAGGCGGGAAAAAGTCTGATAACAACTCAGATGCTGGAGACGGCGAGAAGTAACGATACGAAAGAAGAGCGAAAATGAATGTAAAGACAGCAAAGAAACCACAGAAGCGTGTAGAGGTAAATTACGAGCTACGCTTTAAGATGCAACGCTATGGTAGCGATAATCTTTATCCACAGAATATTGTGGATATTACCAATGCGTCTGGTACCGCAAAGTTATGCTTATCTCGTTATGAGAAATTTGTAGAAGGTTACGGATTTAACAACGAGGCTTTCTCTGAATGGAAAATAAATCGAGATGGTGTAACTATGGATGACCTTCTGAAAAGTGTAGCGGGAGACCTCACACGCTTTGGTGGGCTCGCTCTTCATATTAATTACAATGTTCTGGGGCAGGTAACGGAGGTTAACTACCTGCCCTTTGAGCAATGTAGATTGGAGGAAACAGACGATGCTGGTGTAGTTGCTCATATCCTTACGCATATTGACTGGAAGGGAGAGAAAACTAAGAACGGGCAAAAGCAAATGGTCATCGATAAGAATATAACTCGTTTTCCTGTATTTAACCCCGATCCGCTGGTAGTAATGAGACAGATAGAAGATTGCGGAGGAATAGATAATTATAAAGGGCAAGTGTTATGGTTGTCTATCGATGGGAAATATCAATATCCAACGCCTATCTATGATGCTGTTATTACGGAGATTTCGACCGATGAAGGGTTGGGAAATATTAAATACAGAAATGTCCGTAATAACTTTCTCGTAGCCTGCATGTTGGTAACGAAGAAGGGATTGCCGAATGTTGATGAAAACGGAAAGGAAGTCGAGCAAAAGATGATTTCTGATGAAGACCTGAGGCAGTTCCAAGGAGATACGAGGGGCTCAAAAATTATGGTGGTTGAACTCGAGAATGGAGAAGACGAGCCGAAGGTCGTTCAGTTCCCAGCACGAAACTTTGATAAGGAGTTTACAGTAACTGATGAGAGTGTAGTAGAAAGAATTTATTCGCAGTTTCACCAGGAATTATTCTATTCTATTCGTATCGGTAAGTTGGGTTTTTCTGGTGATGTTATGCGTGATGCGTATGAATACTATGCAGGAGAGGTAACGAACGAACAGAGATTTATCGAAAGAGCCTTTACGATGCTATTCGCTAACTGGTATGATAAGATGATACCGCAGGATTTCTCTATCAAACCGTTAAAATATATCTCTGCTGACAAAAACGATAAATCTAATGGAGAATGAGCATTTAATAACGGTTGAGAGGTTTAAGGAACTTGCTCGACCGACGTCAAAACATATTGATGATGGAGAAGTTAACACGTTTATTCGCGAATGCGAAGATATATATATTATTCCGGCTATTAGTCTGGTACGTTTCAAGGCTTTGCAAGAAAATACGCAAGATGTAAAAAACAAAATACTTCTTGAAGGCGGAGAATATGAAGATAAGGAGGGGACATTAAGGAAATGTTCAGGCATACGATTAGCCCTTTCTTATTTCGTCTACGCTAAGATGGTGATGTCAGATGGAGGATTGCTCACCAGAACTGGTTTAATGCAGCACAACGATAGTTATGCGTCCAGAGAGGATGATAAAAACAGGGTGAGAATGTACAATGATGCAATGGAGGTGGCAGAGAAGTATCTGGGTTCATGCCTGGCATACTTGAAGTGTGTAGAAGGAGATAACGTAAAGCCTATAAGAGGAACAAGAGTAAGGATTCATTCAATCGGTGAGTAATGGCAACAATAAATGATTTAAGAACAAAGGCTAACTTGGTGGCAAATGCCACCGCAGTTGGAGAGAACACCGCAGGACGTGTGGGAGGTGCTTTGCAGGACGCAGCAGACCTTATCGCACAGCTGTTGGATAGTGTTAATAGCAATAAAGGTGCAGATGGAGCAAGGGACGAAAGTATTACTTCTTTGCAGAATACCCTTGCTAATCTCCAGAAGGGATTGCAGGATGAAAGTACGAATAGAAGTACCAAGGATGAGGCTCTGCAGGGGCTTATAACAGCATTGCAGGGGCAAATAGAAACCTTGACAGGTAAGAATACAAGCCAAGCGATAGAGAGCTTTAACGAGGTCATTGCGTTTCTTGGAGGAGTTAAGGATGATAGCACCCTTACATCTCTTCTTGATGCAATAAACGTCCGTGTTAAGAAGCTGGAAGACAAAAGCCTAAAGAATGATGTGCCAGCAAGTATCTTTAATGCGACAAACGAGGTTCCTATCAGCGGATATTATGTGCTGTGTGATACTGACAATCAGAGTATCAGTGCAGTACATGCTGCTTGGAGAGCAAAGAAGGCTTTATCAGGTCTTATTCTTTCGTTTGAACTAAGCGCAGGTACTTGGAAGACTTTTCAGTATATCGGAAAGACGGTTACAGAGAATAACTGGGTAAACATTGAAAATTGGAAGGACTTTGGAAGCCTCGCAGCTGGTAGCGAGACAATGGTTATTATCGATAGCCTGCCAAAGCAAAACAAGGTCGGAGACTTCTATACTTTGGAAACGGCTCTTGCCTCTTTGCTCTATTGCCAAGAAAAAACAGGAGTAACGTATGCGAAGAAAGGTCTTATTATTAGCTATAGTGTATCAGCTAATAAGATGGAGACGAAGCAATTTCAGGGCGAACTGAACGATTTTTCCGAGATTGCTTTGTGGAAAGACTTTGGCGCAGGCGGTGGAGTACAGAAGACAAAGGATGAAGCGGAAGCTAATGGCAAAGATGCCTTTTCTACAGGTGGGGCTCATGCGCTAATACCGACTACATTAAAGGTCAACACCGAAGAAAAAGGTGTTGTAAAAATGCAAATGACAAATGCAGATGGTGACGGATTAGGCGACGAGGTTTCATTTGCAGTAGGCACTGGTTCTGGAGGAGATGGAGGAACGGTAGTATCTATCCTCTTCAAAAAGTCTCCTATGTATGTAAAGGCAGGCGGTTCTGTAGTCATGGAAGCCTCTATTAGGTCGGTACAGATGCAGGGGACCAGGGAGGTAACAAATAATATCGAAAGATTAGAGCTTATAGATAGGGATACAAAGCAAGTGCTGGAGACATTGAATGTGAATAAGTCTTCGAGTGCAGACGGTGAGACGTTCGACTTTCAGATTGATGTAAGTTCATACTTTACTAAGGCTGGTGCAAGACGTTTCCAACTTGTAGCTTATGACGATAGCGAACATTCTGGGAGTAAGAACACCAATGTTAATGCGGTAGATGTAACGATAGAAAGCGTCCAAACGCTTAATTACACCGCTAATACGGTGCTAAATGTTGGTGGCAGTGTAAAGTCCTTACAGATGTATAAGTTCGCTAATAATGCGAGCGATAAGGGTATATTAGTAACTACAGAGATATATCTATCTGGAAGATGGCAGAAACTTGGAGAAGCGACGGTATTAGATACCTACTCACATCCTGTAAGTTTCAACCCGATTAACGTCTTGGGTGGTGGCGAAACTCTTGCACATGGAGCATACCCAATTCGAATACATGGAGAAGATATCGGCAGTCGAGAAAATGGTGCTGTTGGTACTGGTGTTATTGGAAATTACCTTCACACGGCTATTATGGTAGTCGAAGAAGGGAATAAAACACCTATAGTGGCAACACGTTGGTATAGTGAAGGAGAGGAAGGAGTAAAGAAGCTCTACGAGACTATATCAGTCGATTATGCTGTATATGATGGTCAGAATACCGCACCAACAGCAGAAGTATTTATCAGTGAAGAGAAAGAGGCTCAGCGTGTATCTTATCGCTCACAGACATACACCTTCACAAAGAAGGTAACCGATGCAAAGATAGATGGAAGCGTTACACTCGGTGTTGTAGTTAAGAGCGGAGAAGTAGAAAGTCAGAGAGCAAACTTTCGTATCTTCGGAACTATGTTAGCTATTGAGGAGGTCAAGACACAAAGACAGTTTAGTCTTGATTTCTCAAGCCGTTCTAATACAGAGTCGGATCATACTATCAGTGATGCTGGTGTAGGATTAGACGTGGAAGGCGTAAACTGGTCTACGAATGGCTTTGTATCGGATAATTTCGGTACGATTGCAGCAGAGGGTAATATGGCTTTAAGAATTGCAGAAAATGCTACAGGAAAGCTCCATTATAGCCCCTTTAATGATACTGCTATAGAGCAGAACGGAATGGCTATTCAGTTCACTCTGATGAAGAAGAATATAGCAGAAGACGATGCGAAGTTGATTTCGTGCGTAAAGAATGGATTTGGTTTCTGGGTTGACGGAAAGAATGTAGTATTTACCTTTGATGGTGGGAAGACAGTAGCACATACGATTACAGCTGCTCTCGATGATAATGAGAGGACTAATGTAGCTATAATCATCGAGCCTGCTACAGTTGCGCCTTATACTGGTATAGGTGTGGCAAAGATGTACTTTGACGGCGAAGAAGTAGGAGCATGTTATTATACATCAGGTTCTTTGATTGCTCATAATGAAGAGGTGACATTCGATGGAACTCAAGGGGACTTGTATCTGTATAATATCAAGGCTTGGAGAACATACTTTGGTTTTGAACAGGAGTTTAACAACTACCTTCTTACTATGGTAGATACCGATGCGATGATAACAGAGTACGGATTCAACGATGTAATGGGTTCTGTTACAGCGGAGAATACGACGAAGAATAGACCGCTGGCGAAAAAGCTGTATGATATCGGTATACCTTACTTTGTTCTTTGCAAGAATAAAGACACAGCAGATAATGAAGCAAAGGATAATTATCCAGAATATCTGGAGGGCTTGGATGGAGATAAGAAGACTAAGAGGACATACGACGTATATGCTTATTTCCCAGACCGTCCATGGCAAGACTTCAAAGCTATTGGAGTTCCTACGACGAACCAGGGAACGACCTCATCTAAGAGACCGATAAAGAATATTAAGATGAAGTTTAAGACGGCAGTTATTACCCTACTCCACACCGCAGACGAATTTAGCGGTAAGGAGCTGGAAAAGTATAACGAATGTCTTTCTAATGCGGCGAAAAGTAAGATACAAATTCTCGATACTTCTTTGCCTACTAATATTGTTACGGTGAAGGTTGACTACTCGGAGAGCGGAGGTGCGAATAATGGTGCTTCGACAAATCTGTATAACGATATACAGAGAGAACTTGGAGCGAATTATATTACACCGGCACAGATGGCTTTTAATGGTACTACCAAGTATACTATTAACAGCTCTATCTGTTCTATTCCTTGTGCATTTTTCCGTACAGACAGATTTAGTCCAGATGCGACTTCACCAAGTTATGGATATTTCCATGCAAAAGGAAACTGGAACGAGGATAAAGGAGACGCTAAAATTTACGGCTTTGAAGGCGTTGCAGGATATAACAAGGAATGTCTTAACTATGGAGACTTTTACGAGCTTGTAGCGGGAAAGAATCAATCTATAGAAGTCTTTTTGAACGGACAGGACAAAAACCAGTGGGTATTCTATTCTGATGAAAAGAAAACGAAGACTTTCGATGTCGTTGTTGTAAGCGAGTTCTGCGGATCAAAATATAAAGTGTTCCGTAAGCAAGAGAACGGAGGATGGAGAGAAACTACAGGCACGATGTTGTATAACGGCTCTAAGTGGGTTATAACGGGTGACGTTGTTAACCCTGTAGAGAATTACGAACTATTGAAATATGACGCTTTAGACTGGTTCCAAGGTGTGAATAGCGTAGATGATATGCTAACGCTTGACACAGAAGGCAAACCTATCTGGATGCAATATTTTGAAAGCCGATACCCAGATAACGACGATCTTAATTCTCTGTACAAGAAGGGAAAGAAAGTTCCGTATCAGCTGTATAGATGGTTACGTTTTTGTCAAGATTGTAACCAGCATTTGACAGAGAATGATGGTACTATTTCTTTAGGTGGCAATAATGTTGCTGGCACTAAGGCAAATCGATTAAAGAAATGGAAGCAGGAGCTACATACAGTAGCTAATGTGTACTCGGTTCTTTGCTATCATATATTTACCGACTATCTCGCTGCTGTAGACCAGAGAAGCAAGAATATGATGGTAGGCTTTTATCTCGACAGAGATGGTATCGTAAGAATGTATCTTAACCACCTTTACGATGGTGATACCATTCTCGGTAGTGATAATGACTGCGGGTTAACTATTCCGGCACTGCTTGACCCGAATAACGATGAGGCAGGAGTATACCAAGGACATGATAGCGTGCTATTCGTCCAGAATGCTGCTGTAGGTAACGATGGGTTCTGGCTCGATGATAAGGGGCAGAATACTATTACGATGCGTTCTGTAGCACAGGAAATGCGTAAGTTAACGACTAAGGATGGACTTGTGCCATTCTCGTATGCTGGTCTTGTAAAGTATTGGATTACCGACCGACTGATGAAGTGGCCGAAGGTGGTTAGCTCGTTTGACGGGGAGCGTAAGTATATTGAGCATAGCAAGGCTACGGCTAATTACTTCTACGCTTTACATGGTCTATCTATTCAGAGATTGAAAGACTTTATAAAAACAAGGTTCTTATTCCGAGATGGATTTTATCAGACAGGCGACCTATATAGCTCTGTAGTATCTATGCGTGCTACTGGTAAACTGGTAAGCGTGAAGATAAGAGCAGCTAAAGATGGTTATTTTGGTATCGGTGTAGACCGTGCAAACGTTGCGACAGATAGCTGTTATTTGAAAGCTGGTCAGACTTATACGCTACAATCAGGAATGACGAATACAGGTAGCGGTACGATGTTATATGTGTTCGGAGCAGATAAGCTGGAGATGTTGGATATAAGCGGATGTACACCATCCCCTGCTTCGTGGGATATTTCCGCACTTACCTTGGTAAAGGAGTTGGTTATCGGTGGAGCTAATTATAAGCTGCAAAATAACAACGAGGGGTATCTTACCAATCTTGCGCTCGGTAACCTCCCGTTCTTGGAGATATTAGATGTGCGTAACACCGCTATTACAACTATCGATGCCCGTTATTGCCCACGTTTGAAGAGGGTACAGGCCACTGGGTCACAGCTGACAAAGATAAATGTCGCCGAGGCTGGTAATATTGAAAGATTAGAAGTACCGGCAACTTACAAGAAGCTCGTTTTACGCTATCTGCCAAAATTAACTAATACAGGTATAGTATTAGAAAATTCTGGAAGTATTGAGACATTGGTAGTAGAAGGATGTGAGAAGATAGACCAGTGGGCATTGATGATGAAGTGTGTAGGCGCTACTAATACATCATTAAAGTACGTAAGAATTACAGGCATAAAGACATCTGGAGATGGAAACGAGCTGGAGAAGTTGAAGAGCCTTAACCTGCAAGGAATTGATGCCACGTTGTCTGTAAGCGCACAGCCTGTATTATCGGGTACCTATCGTTTGACGAGGTACACTGATGATACGACGTTAGAAGGATGGAGGACTTCGCTACCATTACTATCTATTAAGCAGCAGGCTTATAGCGATTACAAAGAGTTTGACAATGTAGAAGATACGGAAAATATAACGAATATGGATAATTCTACAGGTTATGATTTCAGTAAAGACTATGTAGCAAGTGGTCACATATTAAAGATAAGAAAGAAGAGTATACCGGTAAAGGGAAAATTCAACAAAGCAAACGGAAAGATGCACCTCACTAAGATTAGTGAGAGTGACTATACAAAGTATGCTGATGGCAGTACTTTTGACAATAAGGATTCACTCGGTGAACAGTATGATTGCTTCATGTATATTCCGCACTTCTGGTATAAGGGTATTAACGACTTCAAGTCTCAGGAGAAACATACCCTATTAAGCTCTAACAGAGAAGAGCCAGAGGCAACATTCACTAAAAAGAACCAGCCGCTATTAAGCGAGTGCCTATATGCTGATGCGAAAGGTGTTATAAGCTCAAAGGCGAATGTAGGGGTACAGTTTAATGATGAATGTCTGGGCGATCTGTCTTCGTGTGCAACATATAGGCTTGATGTAGAAGGCATGAAGCAGGCTCGATATATTGGTTTGAATAATGCTACATATTGTGCTGTATTCGTTGATGGTAACGAGAGAATTGTAGGAAAGCATGTACTTGCAATTACTGGTATCTCTGGTAGTCCACTCGATTTTAAGAATGAGAACGGAGACTATATTTATAATTCCGTTCCTTCTGGTGCTAAGTATCTATACTTCACTTGTCTACGTGGATTGAACGACGAAGACCATATCGTATTATCTGTAGATAGTGAAGATATTGAAGCAATCGAACCAGGATGGGTTGAGCATAAAGCGGAACTTATAGGTATCTACGGAGGAACTATAGACGATTTAGGCTTAATTCGTTCTGTGAGCGGTAAGCAAACAAGACGAGGTAATGGTACAGGAAAGACCTCTGATGAATGGTTATACGATGCGGAAGGAAACCCTACAAATATGCCTTTAGGAACACTTAACTACACGTATCAAGACCTTCTTAACTTGTGCAGACAGCGTGGAAAAGGTTATCATTCGATAAGCTATGAGCAATCAAAGATTATGGCGATATTATCGAAATGCTACTATGGTAACAGAGATGACCAGAGGATATATGGTTTCGGATGTGGTTCTGACTATACTACAGGAAGACAGGACGCTATAGGAAAAGCCGATACGGTATATGGGAACGCTAATAATATGCCAAATAAAGTATGGGGGCTTGAAGGGTTCATTGCTTGTATGTGGGAGGTCATGGACAATGTCGGTGTAAACGTATCTTCATTTGCTGCTTGGAAGGCTGCAAAGAAACCAGATAACGATAACACGATGCCTACTGATGCTAAATGGCATATCTATGATGAGAAGGCAAAGTCGGAAAGAGTTGTGCAAGGTATTAATAGCTCTGGCTTTAATATCACTCGACTAAAGCACGGCAGGTTCTGTGATGTGATAGCCTCATCATTCTCTACAGATAGAAATGCTTTCTCAACAGGATATGCTGCACAACAAGCATATTCACATGCAAGGGGGCGGTGTGTGTTGCGTGCTTGTTGCAGTGCGGGTGCGAGTGGGGGTCTCGTTTATGCGAGTGCGTATGACGCTTCTGCGGTTTCGAATACGAGCGTCGGTGCCCGTCTTGCCTTCGACGGAGTGATGGAAAACGAAAGCGAAATCGATAGCGAAGAGTAAAACGAAAAGCGAGGAGGTCTGGAGGTGGTGCGCCATCTCCAGACTGACCAAAGAAAGGCGGAAGTTCCTTTAGGCGGTGTGTGTTGCGTGCTTGTAACAATGCGAATGCGAATGGAGGTCTCGTTTATGCGAATGCGAATGACGCTTCTACGAATTCGAATACGAACGTCGGTGCCCGTCTTGCAATCTAAAGATATAATCATCTCTACGGCATACTTCTATGAATTGGAGGAAAGCAGAGGATGAGGGAACGGAGCCTCGGTAATAGCAGGAAACTGGAAAACCGAAACATCAAAGGGTGCAATCTATGATAGATGAGTACGATAACGGAAAACCTTAACGATTGCGAAACGAAGGAAAATAATCATTATGAAAAGATATGGAAATATGATACCTCAGATAATAGATGCTACAAATATGGGCAATGCATTTGATGAGGTTGTCGGAGGATTGAAACCGAAAAGAAAGGAGCACTACGAAAAGAGACGTTCCAGTATTCTTAAGGTTCTGACGGAAAGGATTAGAGATGGTACTTTTCATGTAGAGAATTATGAAGAATTTTGGGTACAAGATGGACCGAAGAAAAGGCTCATACAATCTCCTACGGTCGTTGATAGAATAGGTTGTAATGCCATTATGAGAGTCGTTGAAAAGTATGTCTATCCGACTACTATTAACACCTCAGCAGCGAGCATAAAAGGAAGAGGAATGCATAAGCTGTTTAGAAAAGTAAGAAGTGATATAGGTCATGACTTTGAAGGAACAAAATATTACTATAAATGTGATATTAAGAAGTTCTACCAGAGCATTGACCAAAAGCAAATGAAGAAGGTAGTAAGAAGGTACATAAAGGACAAGCAATTATTACCGATATTAGATAGCTTTATAAATCTCATGCCTTCTGGCTTATCTATTGGTTTACGTTCCTCACAGTGCTTTGGAAACATTCTGTTAAGTAGGCTTGACCATAGAATGAAAGAAAATGAGCATGTAAGATATTACTATAGGTATTGTGATGACATCGTTTTACTTTCTAACAGCAAAAGGAGGCTTTGGAAATGGTGTACTATCATCCACGAAGAAGCGGCGAAGCTGGGTTTGAAGATTAAACCAGATGAGGCTGTAAGACCTACGAGGGTTGGATTAGATTTCCTCGGTTATATAAACTATTGTACCCATTCGAGATTAAGGAAGAGAACAAAACAAAAGGCTGCAAGAAAACTATCCAAAGTAAAAAGCCGGAAAAGGAGAAGAGAAATAATCGGATCTTTCAAAGGTATGGCAAAATGGGGTGATTGCTGCAACCTGTACAAACAATTAACTGGTAGATATATGAAGACATTTAAAGAGCTTGGGCTGCAATATGTAGCAGAGGATGGTAAAAAGAGGTTCGGAGGTAAGCAGGTTAGCCTACGTACTCTTACTAATATCCATATCCGAGTCGTGGACTTTGAGAAAGATGTAACTACGGAGAATGGTCCGAGAACGGTAGTTTCTTTCCAGTATGATGATGGGGAAATGGGTAAATACTTCACGGCAGACAAACAACAGCTGTGGTATCTGGAGAAAATACAATCGATGGGAGAACTACCTTTTGAAACGATTATAAAATCGGAGACCTACGATAGGGGCAAGGTTCGTTATATGTTCACTTAATGGTAAGAGGTTATGAATTTTGAAAAAGTATACGGCGCAAAAGAGCGTCAGGACGGGCTTTATAAAATAGGGCGGAATAAGTATGAGGCACGTTTCGGATACGGCACTGACGGCGATAACGGATATAATTATCGCAAACAATACCGCTATAAGCCAACGCTGGAAGAGTTGAAGGATGAGATAACAGCTATCATTAACAATGCTGTCGACTTGAAGATACTATCTGGGTATCGATATAATGATAAGCAGGTATGGCTTTCGATGGAAAATCAATTCAACTATAAGGCTGCTTTTGATTTAGCCGTACAGACAAAGGGAAAAACGTTACCTGTAAAGTTAAAGCTGGGAACGATAGATAATGCCGAATATGAAGTTTTTGAAACTCTCGAAGAATTTATGGCATTCTATTCTGGTGCAATGGCTTTCGTACAGAAATGCTTACAAGAAGGCTGGGAGGAAAAAGATAGTATTAACTGGGAAAAATTCATTTACAATGAGTAGCATAATTTTATCGATTGCCGTACTGATAGCTGTAGTATACGCAGCGTTAGCGAGATTGAAGAGTGGCAAAGCATTGGTTTCTGTCTCGTCGATTTCCTATATCCTACCATCATGGATGTTTACAACGTTCTTTGGAGTGGAGATGCTATTATTATCTCCAGTTATATTTGAAAAGTTACCAGAGGTATGGAAGTTCCTCGGTTTTATCTGTATGTTAGGATTATGGGCTGTTGCAGCGTCACCTTATTTTCGCACGGAAGCAACGACATTGCATAATATTGGCGGTTTCGGTTTTTGCATAGTAGCTCAAATCATAGTAGGTATTATCAACCCTATTCTTTTGTTCGGCTGGATGCCTGTCGTAGTTTATATACTCTCTGGGTTGCTAAAGAGAAAAAAGAGAAGTGATATAACATTCTGGGCAGAGGCGACAGCATATATTATATTAATTATATCGTTATGGGAATGAGAAGGTTATTTGAATGGTTAGCGAAAGATGTAGATAAGGTTCTACACTTCGTTGTTTGTGTTTTTATTGTGCTCATAGCAACACGGCTTGACATGGTGGTATTTCACCATAACATCTGGTTTGCCGTAATGATTGGAGCACTGGTAGCGGTCATTGCTGGTATCGTCAAGGAGACGTGGGATTTTTGCGATGGCGAGCAGTTCGATATGAAGGACTTGCTCGCAGACGGAACAGGTGTATTCGCTGGAATGATACTGGCAGTAATATTAATGATATGAAGACTATGGACAGAGGAATAAGGAATACGCTTTTAGGTGTATTAGGAACCGTGGTAGTAGCGTTTGTCGGAGCGTGGGTACAGCTTAATTCACGCATATCTATCTTGGAAGTGCAGGTTAATAACGACCATCTGTTATATAATGAGAATAACAGAAAATCTCAGGATGATATGAAAGATATTAAGGAAAAGCTCGACGAGATTAATGTTAAGGTTACGCACCTTAACGATGTAAAAATGGATAGACCAGGAATGCAGAAAGGAGGTGACTTTTGAAACGTCTAAAATCATTAAAAGAAAGATGGAAGGCAACGACACCTTTCTTTTTCAAGAGAATTATCTATGTAGGCTCTATCTTTAGCGGTGTTGCGCTGGCTATTCATGTAGCATTGGTAGCTGGTAGCGCCGTCGAGCCCCAATGGTGGCAGGATATTTATCCGTATTTAATCGGTATTCCTGCAGGTATGGCAGCGGTTGCGAAGTTAACAAAAGAATAG